TCTTTATTCGCATAACTTTTAAAATGATTTCTAGGGTGGCAAATGTGTTTAAATTTTTCCCTTTAATGTTTGCCACTCTGCCCATTGTTTTTATTAACAATTTAATATATAAAAAGAAAATGATAGTGCGTTATAAATATTTAGAATTTACTGGTATTTATAAAGAGGAGTTTGAAAACGAACAAGAAGCACTCTCAAAAGAGAAAGGCAAATTTGTTGATCTTGAAATAACTGGAATTAAATTTAAATCAACAAGAATAAAAAAAATTGATGGAGAAATTAAAACATCAAGTTCAGAACTTAAGAGACAGACATCATAGAGTATCTATGAAGTATTTTGAACTAAAGCATAGAATGGAAAAGGCAAAAAGACTTAAAGATGCTTTAGAAACAAAAGTGGTTTTGAAATTTGAAGAATTACTAACATAAGTTAGTAGTACAACTATAAAACGAAAAGGAAGGATATGCAGGACTTTGCCTTACGAAACCCAGATGAGATAAGACAACAACTTGACAAGTATGCCGAAGATATGTGTCAAGCACTTTATAATTTTAGAAGATTAGAAGAACATAAAAAAATACTTTTAGCACAATTAACTATTAGTGAAAAAACTGTCACTAACTGCTCTATGGTAGAAGCAGAAAAAAGAGCTATGTGTACTAAAGACTATAATACTCACATAGAAGGTTTTTGTGTTGCTGAGAGAGATTATTCAAAAGCTAAATCTAAATATGCAAACTTACAAAGTTGGGTAGATTTATACAGAAGTTGGCTAGTAACTAATCGTGAGTTAAGTAGATGAAAATAATACAACCAGAAGGAAAACTAAATGAACTTAAATATCAAGAACGAGTGGGAAACTATATTGACTACGCAGAGCAAAGGTTTGAAGAATATTGCAAAGCTAAATCTTTTCATTATAAAAAACTTCTTTTTAATGATGATTCTGATTTTGCTAATTCCCCTATTCCTTATTATCATAAACTTGGTTTATTGTCTGCGATGCCTGATTACTTTGTTTATTCCAAAAAAGAAACTCCAAAGCAACAACAGTTCTTCGTTGAAGTCAAAGCCAGTAACAAAATTAAATTAAAAGACTTAAAGAAATATATTACATTCGCACAAATGTTTTGTGATAATAAGTTCACTCAATATACGATTGCTTTTTGTTTTAAAGATGGACTTAAATTTAAATCAGTAGATCAAATACTAAAATTATTGCCACAATCAAAGATTCAATCTTGGAATGATGGAATAGAATATTATTTATTACCAATTTAATGGTATGTGTTAGAAATTTCACAATCAATTTCATCATTAAAATTTACAACTTCATATTCCCACTCAACCCCAGTAATTCTTAATTTAGTAGTTTGTTTAAGTGATGACAAAAAATTAATGGCATTAGGAAAAGTGCCTGTATCAAAAAACCTAACATAAGCAATATCATCAACGAAACTATCATCATTGTTTTTAACAAAGTTAATAGCATAAGTGACTAGATAGCAATTCATTTTGTTTTAATTTCTTTAATTCTCTTAATTCCATGCTTATCAGTTTCTATAATGGCTTCAACTTCTTTGCATGACCATTTAGTAACATCATTAGTTCCATCACGTTCTACTTTGCGTTTTTGTTCTAAGCAATCTGCGACATTTAATTTTGGGGAATAACCTTCTAGCTTACCATTCATATACATCAGTAAAGCAAATACTACTTCAAACATTACCTACCTCTTAATGAATCTAATTCTTTTTCTAGCTTATCTATTTTCTTTTCTAACTGTTGAATAATAACTTTAGTGTGTACATTTTCTTCTAATTGTTTTGAGTGTTTGTCTATTGATTTAGCTTGATACTCAATCAACATATACATCTCTTGATTCTTAGGAGTTTGTTCTGCTTTTTTAAGTAAGTCTTGCGACATTAATTTCTCATTAGTTTCAAGTCTATTAAGTCTTTCAACGATTCCAAAGTAAGTCCAAACAGCTACAACGATAGCAGATACAATAGCTACTATATTTTTAATAGGCAAAGATACTTGCGTTTGATCGCTTAATTTTAGACTATCCATTTTCTTGATTCTTGTTTACTGGTCTTGTAGCTAAACTTCTTGCAATAGACTCTCCTGATCTTCCAATGGTATAGCCACCCAAACCTACTGTAAGTAATGTCCAAACATCAGAAGGAAGTTCTACTTGTGTTTTAACTTTGATTATAAGAAATAAAATTGGACTAAGAATATAATTCCAAGCTACAATTAAAATAAGTAAGTACATAAGAGTTGGTCTCCAACCAGAAACATACCAATTACTTTTTGCTTCTGCTTCAATAATTTTTGCAGATGCTTTCATTTCTTCTGTACCTGATTGCATCAACTGCATATTCATTTCAGCTTTTAATTTTTCAGCTAAATCTTTATCAGGAATAGCTTTATCAACTGTTTTAAATATTGTTGTAAGGAGTGGTGCAAAAGCACTTAAAGCTGGTAGCATATTAGTCTATTGCACAGAAATTAATTTCGCCATTTCCGTCTCCTGATTTAATAAATGCAACTTGTTGCCCTGATCTTATTTGAAAATATTCAACAGTATCTTGTGGCATAAGTATAGATTCTTCTGTCGCTGTTGGGTTATAACCAATTTTAATATGTGCGTGTGTTCCTCTAACTGCTATTCTTACTATTCCTGAACCAGTTATAATTGCTGATGATTGTGCTGATGAACTACCAATAGTGTGAGTTTCTGGTGTAAAATCTGTGTCTATTTTTATAATGTTCATAATGTTCCCTAAATGTTCTTTTTTATATTGTTTAAACCCTTAAAATACCCTTAATTTTTAATATCTTAGGTTCTTTTAAGGTTATACCCATAAATAAGCCACTATGCTTAAAAATGCGTCTAAATCGTTTTAAATGATATTATTTGCTTTTAGTAGAATCTATAAGCAATTCTATATAGTGTTTAGCTTTTTCTAAGTCTTGAACACCACCCTTCTCTTTAAATCTTAAAATATATTTTATGATATTTCCTTCTACAAATCCAATGTTATTTTTAACTATAAATTCAATAGGTTGTATCTTGTATTTTTTATAGTGGTTACCACCAACTTGTTTTTTATAAGACTTCATAGACTGTTCTTCCATTAGCTTTATATGCTCTTAAATACATCTTACGATTATTACTTTTGTTGTATGAGATATGCACCCAACCACTATTAATTTCTTCTGGCTTCCAAAATTCTAAAATACATTGGTCAAATTCTAAATGATTAACAACCCAGTCAGCAAGTTCTTTATTAGGTACTCCTAAAACTTCGCAATCAACAGCTTGACCAAAAGTATGTTGTGATGTTGTAGAACTTCCTATGGCTTTGCATAATTCAGGAGAACGATAACCAGATGTTATTTTAATGTCGCCAAATTGATTTATAATTGGAGTTATAACTTCGTAGATTAGAGTCTGTAAGTTAATTAATATTTGGTTAGTTGGCTCGTTATTAATTCCTAACCTAGTTGCTGTTTCTGAAAATAGTAATTCTTTTAAAGTAACTTGCCTATCCATTTGCCATCTCTATTTAAAACACAAGGTGCTAACTTTGGTTGTGAATCTATTATTAAACCAGTTCCAATTATAAATCTAGTTTTAAAATTCTTAGCATATTCAAAAGCTAAAGACTTTTGATCTATTAAACAACCTACTTGCATACCCCAAAAAAGATTGTCAGGATTAGCCCAGTATTCTATTTTAAATTTAGTATGAAAGTGTCCCTGAACACAATTCATTCCATTTGTTTGTGATACTTTTAAAACATCAGCAGAACGACCATGAGTGAATAAGCATCTTTGTTTATTTGGTAGAGTAATAGTCAAGTCATCTGCCCACTTCCATTTCTTAGTTCCTAAGAACTCGCCATATTCTTTTAGATATGCTCTAGGCATACCATGTTTTAATGCTCGTCTATAAACCATTGATGAATGGTTAGAATCTATTTCTATAAGTTCAGGGAATATTGATTCAAGTTCTTTTACATAATCTTTTGCTTTAACAAGTTCATGTCCAGCAGAAAACAAATCAGGGTTTGAATCGTGGAAACTAAGTGCGTGATGATCTAGCAAATCACCAATAGACATTACGAATGTAGGTTTGTATTCCTTCTTTAATGCTTTTAGAAAATCAAAAGAATCTTGCCTATGATAAGGCAAATGTAAATCTGATATAACCAGAATCCTTCTTGTGTCCATAACTAACTACTAGTTGTATTCGTTTTACTTGGCAAGGAATAAAGTTAATAGTGCCATACTTAAAGTTCCAAGAGCAATAAAGATAGACCAGAATAGTTTTTCTAATCTTTTCTCCAGCTTATAAACTGAAGTACCTAGTATTTTAATTTCTCTACGGATTCCTGTTATATGTCCCTTTAGACTGATTAATTCTTCGTTGTGAGTTCTTGCCATTGTCGTTTAAGCATTTGCAAGACTTTAGCAAGACACACCCACCAATCCAAAGTTTGTAAATGCAATTAATATTATGCAGTGTGTTTATCAAACTATTGTGTTTTAATAAAGTTATTTGTTAAAAGTCTTTTGTATATCCGAATACCAATCTTTATAAAACTTCTGAACATCTTTTAAGTATGTTTCGTAGTTTTGTTTTAATTCTTCGTATGTCGGTAGTTTAAATGTAAACATTTTTTCTCCTATTTAGTTTTAGGATATATATGTTGCGTTGCAACAAAAATCAAGACTACTTGATGTTTAAATGTATTTTAATTGATTCTATAAAATCGTTTATAGCTGGTTCAAACTTCCAACCAAGATAAACTCCTAAGATAGTTCCTAATATAAATGTAATCATAATTTTTTAATTACTTCGTCTAATGTTTCTAAAACTTCCCAACCAGTAGTACCATTATGAAGTATCGTTGTATTTTTAGTTGTGCTAAAAATAGATGTTATATTGTTAATGTTTAAGTAGATAGCTTTTCCTTTGTAATCAGGATTATCAGCAACATTAGTAAATCCAATAAACTTATCAGATTTATTATCTAGTTTTAATTTAGTGATTTTTTGTTTGTCTAACTTGATTACTTTTGCCATTTTCCTTCCTATTTAATTATCTATTTTTTATTTCCCAATTTATAATAGATTCATTCCAAGAATAATACTGATTTTCTTCTAATTCTTCTGTTGGTTTAGCAACTGGTACTTCCCATCTACAAGTATCTTCGTTTAATATCCAAGAGTTAAAAGGTTTAGGTGGTATAAAAGCATCTCTTGCTTGGTCATAATGAAAACCAATGCCAGCAAAGTTTTTTCTTATATTGTTATTGTAAGAAGTTTGTTTCCAAACATCTCTTGTGTTGTAAAGTTTATTAATAAAATCTACTCCAGCTTGTTCAGTAGTTGCAATATCATTAGATACTACAATTACTTGTTCAATTATATTTCCTGCTCCTAATTTTGCAAAATGTGCCATAAATTATCCTGTTATACTTCCTGATGCGTTATAAACTAATATTGTATCTGAACCATCTGTTGTAACTGTTGGAGAACCTGTTGTAGTTCCTGAATAACTAGCAGTTGGCATACGAAGTATTACAACTCCTGAACCTCCACTTTTTTGGGTAAAACCAGCACCAGCACCTCCACCACCACCACCACCAGTATTAGCTGTACCTGCTACTGCATTATCAGTTAAATAATCACTTGCACCTCTACCTCCACCACCAGTACCACCAGTTCCAAAATCTCCACCAGTATTATCTGCACCCCCACCACCACCACCTCTTGTAACTGAAGAACCTGTAATTGAAGAAGCTAAACCATTTCCACCATTACCTGCAATATTTCCAGGACCAGAACCACTAGAATTTCCACCTACTGCTCCAGCTCCTCCTCCACCAGAAGATCCATAACCTCCATTACCACCACTTTGAAAACCACCATTATAACCTTGATTTGCAGTACCAGAACCACCTGCTGAAACTGAAGAATCTCCTGAAGAACCACCACCAGAACCACCAGTATAACCATTTCCTGTTGATACAGCACCACCTCCTCCTCCACCAATAGAAGTTATCGTTGAAATTCCTGTTCCTGAAATAGAAGAATTTGAACCATTAGCACCACCACCAGTTCCTTGACCACCACTTCCACCTGCTCCAACTGTAATTGTATAAACTACACCTCCACTAAATGATAAACTTGCTTCACTACTTCCACCACCTCCTGAAGTTTCTGTTGAGTAAGAATTTCTATATCCTCCTGCTCCACCTCCACCTCCGACTGCACCAGAACTTCCTCCTGCTCCTCCTCCAGCTATTACTAAAAAATCTACTGTGTAAGGTATTGTAGATAAAGCATCTGTTCCTTCTTGTATTCCTGAACTTGCTAACCAACCTTGTGTTGAATCTATATAAACTAAATTTACTCCTTCTCTATCTCCAGTTAATTGTAAGTTACTTGTTCCACCTTCTATTTTATTTCCATTAGGAGAAATTATAATTGCATTTGTATCTGCTGTTCCTGCGTAATCTACTACTGCTACTTGTTGTCCAGCAGTTGGTGTCGCAGGTAAAGTTACTGTAAATCCTGCTGAAGTTGTATTGCAAAAATATCCTTCTCCAGCAACAGCAGTAAAACCAGAAGTCTTAACTGAAGATTGCCAAGAAATACCAGCAGAAGGAGTTGTAAACGAAAGTACACCAGAACCATTTGTTGTTAATACTTGTCCATTAGTTCCATCAGTTGCAGGTAAAGTGAAAGTTAAATCAGCACTAACACTAGCTGGTGCTTTTAATGCTATATAGTTTGTTCCATTAGCTGTTGTTTCTCTAAAACGAATTTCTTTTTGATTGTCTAAAATTAAATTTACTGTTGTTGTATTTGCTGAATCTGTAAGTGTTAAAACTGTTCCAGTTGCAGTTGTTGATAGTCCAGTAATTGATACTGTTGAATCTAACCAATTTACTGTGTTAGCTACATGGTCAATAGTTGCTAAAGAAATATTATCTGTTCCATCATAGTATTTTAAAGTAGGTGTCGTTGCAGAAGTTGTGTCCAACCAAATAGTTCCAGCGACAGCACCAGAAGGAGTTGATGTTCCTGAGTGAGATGTTCTTACTGCGTTTAAAAAATCGTTGAGGTCTGATCTAAAAGCTGGGAAGCCCTGATTATTTATTACAAAATCGTGTTGTGCCATATTATTCTATCTAATGTCCTTTGGCTAAAAAGTCAAAGGTTTTGCTAATTCCAGTATTGCTACTATTTTTAAATGCAACATCAAAACCATTAATTGTTTTGTTTGTTAATAAAAAGAAATCTCCTGTTGCCATTCCTTGAGCAGTAATTCCGACAGCATAATTAGCACTAAAAAATGGATTAGTAAAGACAACATTAAAAGTACCAGTACCTGAAACAATATCATTACCACTAAATATTCTATCTGGCATATCTATACTTACAGATAAAGCACTAATAACTGGAGTAGAAGCTAAATCAAAAGAAGTTAATACTACTCTAAATTTATAATATCTTGCTGTGTAATCACCAACTACAAAGTTTCTAAATGAAGAATAAGTTATATCGTCATTAGATAATGCAATCTCAATATGTGCATTACAATTTGCAGGAGTATCTCCATCAAAGGAACTTGCACCATCATCAAAATCTCCAGTTCTTGCATCAAACAAGTCATCTAAATTATCTGAAGTTTGTGTAATAGAAGCAGTAACTCTTGAAGTATAAACTCCACCAATATCTATTGGAGTTGCAAATAAATAATTACCAGTAGCAAATAAATCAAAAGATGTAAGACCTGAATCAAAAAATCCAGTAGCAGAATCAAAGTTGCCAGTTGCACTATCAAATAATTCTGATGAATCTAATCTTAGTGTTCCGTCAGATACAACAGTTTGAAATTTAGTTCCTGAGAATGTAGGAGATTCAGTTTGTGTTGCAACAGAATTAAACTCTCCAATGTTAGATATATTTGTTGCTATAATAGTTTCATTCGGAGATGCGTTTCCATTTTTGTCAAATGCTTTAATAAGATAAGAACCCACTCGTGCAGGTACAGTAATACTAGTTGCTGGTCTTGCAACCTTTTCAACTAAAGAAACTGAGTTAGCCCAAGAAGCACCACTTGTTAATGTAGAAAATCTAATTTGATAAAATGCCAAATCCAAATCTGCAATTTGTGTCCAAGATAAATGAGCATCACTTCCAATAATATTACAAGAAAAATCAGCAACATCAGCAGGTGGGGCGATACCACCAATAATAGTTCTTGATGCAGAAGTAAAAGTAGAAGATACTCCTAAAGTATTTACAGCTTTAACTCTTACGTTATATAAAAATCCATCTTTAACATTTAATATTCTTTGAGTTAGTCCTGTTCCTTGTCCATGAATAATAAAATCTGTTTCTGTGCTTAATTTGTATTCTACTTGGTAGTAGTCCACAAAAGAATCTGGCGAAGAACCGATTGTTACATCAAGAGCAGTAATAACAACACCATCACTATATTCAATTAATTGATCTGATAAAGTAACTGAAGCTGGTGCAGATACAGAAAATGGATTTGGAAGTGTTGTATCAGCAATAGTTGGTGCTTCTGCTTTAGAAGTCCAAGTGTAGAAATTATCTTGATGCTCTATAAGTTTTAATGAAACTGTTGAATCTGTATTTATACTTAATCCATAAACTCTAAATGGTTTAGCACTAAATCCACCAGTAGAATAAGTTAAATCAACTATATCACCTATTGTTAAATTTAATGCTTCTGAAGTTACCATAACTTCAACAGCCAAAGCATTTCTTGATCTTCTTAATATAATTTCACAAAGTTCTTCAGCTTGATATGGATTAGTAATTCCTTGAAATGTAAAATTACCTTCTAATTGAGTTCCATTATCTTCGGCTAGTAAAGTTGCATATTGATCTCCTACTGATAAGCCAGAATCATCAGCAGGTGGATATGTAATTGTATCTTCTTGCCATTCTTTATCAGGATTTACAAAAGTTCCTATAACACGATTGTATTTAGTATTTTTCTTTTCACCAAATATTTTAATTCCACCAATTATATTATCTGCATTTAAACTTAATTCTGATGTTCCAGTATTTTCAATAATTAAAAAGTATTTACCTTGTGTGTAAGTAAATATTGCTCTCATTGGATTTAATAATTCTCTTACATTATCTATTACTTTTTGTTCTGTATCTATAACTAGATTTGTTTGAAATAAATCTATATCTGAAGGTGCTGAAGTATATGGAGTAACTTGTGTTTCACAAATATTTGCACTTGTTTTAAAAGAATCATAATTAGTTTCAAATGATGAATTTGGCAAACCTTTTCCATATCTAGTATTTCTTAAATAATCTAAAAGACATAAAGCTGAATTGGGTGAATATGTCCAAGTAGAAGCTGTATCTTGTCTGTGTGAACCAGAACCACCCTTTGTAGAATCTAATCTAGGATCATAAATTTTTTTACCTTTGAGAACTACTTTAACTTCTGGTAGTGAACTAAATGCGTCTTGATTCCAAGTAAATTTAAAAGCTAAATAAGCAACACCTGATAATTTATGATTGCTTCCCCAGTTAGTAGATTCATCTAGTATTGATGAAACTGATTGATTGTCTAATCCATAAAATGCCTGAACTGATATTAAACTTCCATCTTTATAAAAATTAGTATCTGAACTATTTACTGTTCGTACTGTTCCATCAGTTAATGCACCTGACCAAACTACCAGTTTATCATTAACATAAATTTCATCTACTGATTCAATTCCATTACCACCACCTTCGCAAAGAACTCCTGCCATATAAAGATATTGATTACCTGAACCAGAAGATTCAACAAATACTCTAGCGATACCAACTTGCCTTTCTCCATAAACTACTGGAATGGCACTATTGTTTGATGCTTTATTAACTAAAATTCCTTGTGCTGTTTCTTGTTGTTGCACATTTCTCTTTGGTGGATCAGGTTTTAAAACCCAAGAGATTGCTGTTGTGACTACAAGTTGAACTACAAATGCTGTTACTGGATCAAAGCCCATTATGAAACTCCCTTTTAAATTTCATAGATCTTCTATAAATAGTTGAATCATCAGCTATTCTTAACCATTTTAAAGGTTGATCTACCTCTAATACATTTCTAAAATATTCTTTAGTCCATTTCATAATTTCTCTTAAATGACTTTTAGCAACTGTTTCAATATGCCAAATATTATTTCCTGATTTCCATTCATTAGCTTTTAATCTACCAGTTGTTGTAAATCTTTTTTCTACTTCATCACTTAAATATGCCCAATTAGTAAATCCAACAACTTCTGCATTAACTTGGTGAATTTGATACTGTTCTAAATTAAAAGAGGGTAATATCATATTTATTAAATCTTCGTATTTAATTTTATCGTATCGTGGGAACTGTCTGTATAAATGTATAATTTTGTAAAGATCATTTATGCCTTTCCCCATTTAATATCCTTTGCTGTTTGTGAAGCATAATCAAAACCAACATCAGTTGGAAAATG